AGAAGTAAGTTACGAGCGAACATTGTGTTTGGTATGGTTGTAGATGCTTTGCTTGCTCTGGGGGAACAGTATCCGGAGTACATAAAAATTTTAATTTCAAAAACCATGGGAGTTTGGGGGTAAACGAAATTTAAACCGTGATATGGTAGTGATGTGAAAACCACTGGCACTTCGGAAAGACGATGGAAACGACACTTCGGAAAGACGATGATAGCGACACTTCGGAAAGACGATGGAGGAATGAAACCTATGAAAAACAAAATTTATTTGCAGTTGTTTGCAGAGGGCACAGGAGAAGCAGGAGGCGCAGAAGTTGAGACTGGCTTAGAGGGTCAGAACGACCAGCAGACTGTCCAGGTACAGACAGACACCGGTGAGGAAAGTACAGAGGACAGAGGAACCAAGTGGAAGAACATGATTAAAGGGGAGTTCAAAGATGAATATAACCAGAGTGTTCAGAAGGTGATTAACGACAGATTTAAGCAGACCAAGGAAATGGAAGAGCGGTTATCATCATCGCAGAAAGTCCTTGATTTTGTGGCACAGCGCTATGGATTGGACAAGACCGCAGATGCGGATGACATGTTAAGGGCATTGGAAGAGGATGATTCCATGTTCGAAGAGCGTGCCATGGCAAAGGGAATGTCCACGGAACAGTATCGTGAATTCTATCGTTTGGAAAAACAGAATGAAGAATTCAGACGAGCGGCTGAGGAAACGCAGAGAATTCGTCAGGCAGATGAAACGTATAGCAAGTGGATGTCAGAGGCAGACGCATTAAAGGAAATTTATCCGAATTTTAGCTTTGATGAGGAGGTTGAGAATAAAGACTTCCTACAGTTGCTGCAGAATGGCATTGATGTAAGAACGGCGTACGAAGTTGCGCATCACGATGAAATCATGCGAGGAGCTATGCAGATGGCATCAGCTAAAACAGCGGAGCGCGTGACGGATGGTATTCGCGCGAAAGGCTTGCGTCCGGCTGAGAATGGAACAAATACTTCTTCAAAGCCCGTAGAGCAGAAAATTGACATAAGCAAGTTGACAGCAAAAGATATCGATGAGTTATCAAAAAGAGCCGCACGCGGTGAGAAAATTACATTCTGACCGATGTGCAGAATGGAGGTAAGTAAAATGAACAAAGCAAGAAAATTGGAAAAACGAATGTCTTTACAGATGTTTGCAGGGAATTTAAATCCAAATACAACAGGCGACTCGGGAATGACTGCCGAGATGAAAGAGTTTTATGAAAAATCTCTGATTACGATGGCAGAGCCAAAATTGGTGTTTGACCAGTTTGGTGATAAATATCCAATTCCGAAAAACGGTGGTAAGGTAATCGAATTTAGAAAGTATGATTCGTTACCGAAGAACACGAAACCTTTGCAGGAAGGCGTGACACCGGATGGTAGTAAGATGAAGGTGACCACGGTTAAATCCGAGGTACAGCAGTACGGTGATTATATCACTCTTACGGATGTGCTGGAACTCACAGCAATTGATAACAATGTGGTGCAGGCTACAAAGTTAAGTGGTTCGCAGGCTGGACGTACATTAGATACCATTACGCGTGATGTAATTAGCGGTGGCACCAATGTAATGTATGCACCTAAATCGGACGGCACAGAGGTCCTTACAAGAAAGACATTGGATGGAACCTGCAAATTGAATGTAGATATCTTTTTGCAGGCAGCAGCCTATCTTGGAAGTGTAAACGCGGAAACAATAGAGGATGCCTTTGTATGTGTTATTCATCCGAACGCTGCTTATGATGTGAAAACATCAAAGGGATTTGAGGAATGGAATAAGTACACGACACCGGATAAGATGTGGAAGGGTGAAATCGGACGCATTGGAAATATTCGTTTCGTAGAAAATTCAGAAGCCAAAATTCTGAAAGACGAAACCTGTCCGGAAGGTTTGGCGGTTTACTGCACAATGGTAATTGCAGCACACGCCTACGGTGTAACTGAAGTAGAAGGTGGCGGATTACAGCATATTGTCAAACAGCTGGGTTCGGGAGAAGACCCGTTGAATCAGCGTTCAACGGTTGGCTGGAAAGCTATTAAGACGGCAGAGCGTCTGGTGGAACAGTACATGATTCGTATTGAGTCGTGTGGTTTTAAAGCCGGCACAGTAACAGCAAACTAAGAGGATGGGTTCTCTTTTCGAGGGGAACCCATTTGAAAAAGGAGGAAGAATCATGGCAACAGCAAAAAAGGACGATATTACGCGTTTGGTTAAGATTAAATTGTTTAAAGACAAGGATAAATATTCGGAAGACGTTACCGTAGTTGTAAATGGAACTACATTCCGCATTCAGCGCGGAGTGGAAGTTGAGGTGCCATATTATGTGGCTGAGGTATTGCGTAATTCTGAAAAAGCAGACGAGGAGACAGAAACAAAGATTTCTGAGTTAGTAGCCAAAAATGAAAGCAATTAATTCCCCTGATAAGAGGAAAGTTGCGGGGAAGCAGTGACCTTCCCCGCTTTTTTTAGGTTGAGGTGAGAAAGTTGAGAGTGCAGGAAGCAATTGAAAAAGCAGACCGGTTAAGACCAAACCGATTTTCGGACATGGAAAAAATTGAATGGTTATCGATGCTTGATGGACAAGTTTATGATGAGGTAATTAGCAGGTATGAAGAAAATGTGGACGTTGTATTTGATGGATATGATGAAGAACATATGAATGAAGACCTATTAATACCGGATACCTACGCGAAAGTGTACGTTGATTATTTGATGGCTCAAATCGATTTTTATAACCGTGATATGGGAATGTACAATAACCAGATTGCGGTATTCAGTAATGGGTATCAGGATTTTAAGAACTGGTATATTCGGAATCATATGCCAATGCAGCCAAAAAGAACGGGGGTGTAACCTTGACAATAACACCAGCTACAGAAATGGAAACAACAAGGGATATGATATCTGCTTTTGGCGGGTACAACCATACCATGAATTGTGGGGAAAATGAATTTTATATGGAGAAGAACATGACATCCGATTATTACCCGGCACTGGCACCCAGAAGAAAGAGGAAAATGTTGTTTCGTACCGGAGAAATCTATGGAATGTATGCGAAAAACGGAATTTTGCTTGTGGAGGATGGCAACTTATTATATACAGACAAAGAAATGAACGATTGGCAGATTATTGGTCAGCTTGCGAAAAATCCCAAAGTAATGTGTGGTATGGGGGCGTATGTGGCTATTTGGCCGGACAAAAAGATATTTAATACAAATGACAAGACGCTTAAAGATATGGAGGCATCAAAGGCAACGGCAGGAACGGTAACATTTTCCATGTGTACGCTGGATGGGGCAGATATTACCCCTATTACAAAGGCACCGTCTATTGGAACAGTGGCACCTCAATCACCGAAGGCAGACGATTTGTGGCTGGATACATCATCGACACCGCATGTGATTAAAAAGTATACGACTACCTGGACAAAGATAACTACATGCTCTAATGGTGCCATTTACTGGATGGATACGGGGACAACACCAAATGCATTGAAGTTGTGGAGTGAATCTGAAAACCAGTGGACGGCAGTGGCTACAAGCTATACTAAAATATCAAACCCCGGCATAGGAAAGCCGTTTGAAAAATATGACGTAGTGAAGATTGAGGGTGTGACGGGAAGCATTTCTGATACGTTTAATCAGGATATGGCAATCTGGGATAAAAAGGATGATTTCATCATTGTAACGGCTCTGCTTACCAATAATACAACACAAACTGGGGTAATTACATTGAAGCGTAGTGTTCCGGATATGGATTATGTGTGTGAAAGTGATAACCGTATATGGGGGTGTTCTTCGGAGAAACATGAAATTTACTGCTGTAAGCAGGGAGATATGACAAATTGGTATTCTTATCTGGGTACTGCGGCAGATTCATATGCGGCAACGGTCGGCAGTGATGGAGAATTTACCGGATGTACAGCATACGGCGGACAAGTTTTGTTTTTCAAAGAGGATTGCATTCATAAGGTATACGGTTCTTATCCGGCAAATTATCAGATTAATACGCAGCGATGCCGTGGTGTGCAAAAGGGATGTTCGGAAAGTCTGGTACTTGTGAATGAAATATTGTATTACAAATCACGCGAGGATGTGTGTGCGTATGACGGAAGTACTCCGGTATCAATTAGTGCAGCATTAGGTGGAGAACGCTACGAAAAGGTAAGGGCAGGTGCACTGGGGGCAAAATACTATATGCACGGGAAAAATATACGCACGACTCGTTACGAGACACTTGTGTATGATTCGAGCAAAGGAATGTGGCACAAAGAGGATGAGAAATCTTTATGCAGTATGGATAAATTCGTAAACCTGGATGGGTCTTTGCTTTATATGAATGATAGAAAAGTAATGGAGATTACATCAAGGGATTACACGACAGAGGAAGGACTGGAAACAATACTTGAGTGGAGTGCGGAAACCGGCTTGATAGGGATAAGCTATCCCAATAACAAGTATATATCAAAAATATGTTTGAGGTTGTCTTTGCCGTTAGATTCAGAATTAGATGTAGATGTAATGTATGATTCTTGTGGAGTATGGGAGGAGGCTGCACATATGGAGTCTAAATATGAAGAGAGTCGTAGAGACACACCTTCTTTTGTAACGATGCGAAGTTTTGAGGTGCCGATATTCCCGATTCGATGCGACCATATGAGGATACGGTTAAGAGGTAAGGGAGATGCAAGAATTTATAGCATTTCTAAAGTTTTAGAACAGGGGGGATACTAATGGCTACGTTACAGTTTGATCCAATACAACTGGATGGAATTGACGAAAAAAACATTCAGAAATTAAATTCCTGGATCATTCGTTTGATAGAAAATCTAAGTTATGTATTGAACAATATAGAGACCGATAATATGACATCGGAGACAGAAAAGAAATTTAGTCAAGTGCAGGAAACTGTAAAGATGGCAAAGGAAGCAAAAGAGATTGCAGACAATATGGTAAAGAAATTAAATAGCGGAGAGTTAAAGGGGGAGCCGGGGGAAGATGGCGAGAATGGAATTACGCCGACGATAGGTGATAATGGAAATTGGTATTTAGATACTTTGGATACTGGAAAACCATCTCGTGGTGAGAAAGGCGACCAAGGTGAAAAGGGAGAAAAAGGTGATGCCGGAATGAGTTATGAAGAAGGACAGTGGACGCCTAGATTATTTAACACAACAAGTAATGAGATTAGAACGTCAATTGCAGCGGCTATGGGAAATTATTATAGAGTTGGAAATATTGTTTTCGTTGAGGCTATGATACTGACAACCAGCAGTTATGCCTGTCACCATATCAGTGGACTGCCATATGAACCTAATCATAATCGGCCATCTCAGGGTTATCCGATTGGTGTTGTTTCAGGTAGTAGTGGAACAAATGCTCCATTTAATGAAATTAGTGGCAGCAGTTCATATTATGTTAAAAACGGGGCATACGCTTCCGGAAAAACATATGACAGTTGGTATGTATACGGTTGGTATAGAAAGGCTTAATGAGGAGGTATTGAAATGGAAATTAACGAAGAAAAAACGGTAGATATGTTGTCGACAGAGAGTGTGAGCATCTTAACAAGAAAGGTACTAATTGATGGAGAAGTGAAATCTCAGGTTGGAGAGAATCATAGACGAACCTATCTCAATTCCGTATCCGGAAGAGAAGAATTGTTGAAGGAGCAGACAGAAAATGTGGTAAATGCCGTGTTTGCAATATGGGGTTCGGAACCGGTGGTAGAGGAACCCATCATAGAAGAGGAGGATGAGGATTATGGCGAAAAAGAAGAGCAGTAGCAGTAAAATAACAATCACCAAAGCAACAACTGTGAAGACACCGACAATAAAGTCTTATACGCCATCGAAAGCAGTAAACGCCGCAAAGAGTACGTTGCAAAAGACGGAGAAGGCAAGGCCGGCAGCTTATACCAGTAAGTATGGAACACAGATAACCGGATTGGCGGATGCGATTGCAAATCGCAAAGGTTTTTCCTATGACTATACAAAGGATGCTTTGTATCAGAATTATAAGGACCAGTATCAGAGGCAGGCACAGTTAGGGATGCAGAATGCAACGGCGCAGGCGGCCGCGTTGTCCGGAGGATATGGAAACTCTTATGCGGCTACGGCCGGCAACCTTGCGTATCAGGAAAACATGTCAGCCTTGAATAATATAATTCCTAGTTTGTACGAGGCAGCGTACAACCGTTATCAGACGGATTTGGATAATCAGAGATCCGACTTGTCCATGTATCAGGGACTTGACGAAAGTGATTATGCGAAGTATCGGGACAAGGTTGGCGATTGGCAGGATGACAGAAACTATTATGCGAATCGATATGATGCGGCATATAATAACGATTTTAACAACTATACTGCGAATGTATCTAATCAGCAGTGGAAGTATGAACAGCAAAATGGCAACAGCCAGTGGAGACAGCAGCAGAACGCATCCAATTACTGGCAGAATAAGGATTACCAGTTATCAAAAAAAGCTAAGGCCGCTGCTGCATCCGCTAGTAAACGAAGTGCGTCGGGCAAAGGGGCATCTTCAACCGGTGGGATTAAGATTCCAACGGATATTAAGTCGAAGGTTAAGGAATTGGCTAAGAACAATGACACGCAGGGTATCGCAGAATATTTGAACAATATGGAAAAGAGTGGCGTGTTATCTGCTGATCAAAGCAATTATGTATGGAGTGTTTTATTGGGATATACAGCAAAAGATTTACCGACATATATAACCTCTGATGGAACTACTACGAGAGGGTTAAGCAAATATCCAACCTATGACAGTGCAGTGGCGGCCGGAGCAGATGCGAAGACTACATTATCCTATGTTGATTTTATGCGAAATCTGCCTAGCAGCAGGGAGTTACAGACAGTAGGCTCTTACAATAACTATTTGGAAAAACAGGTGAATAAAAACAAAAAGAAACAGTCCTCAAAGAAAAGCAAAAAGAAAAAGTAAGGAGAATATATATTATGGCAAATAAGAAAAAGAAACAGAATAATCATGCATCCGGTTCCGGGAGTATTATATCAAATTATTTTGAGAGTCAGGACAAGTTGTATGAAAGAGATATGCAGGGACAAAAAATAGCAAGTGAGACCAGAGCAAAGGCTGATTCTTATTATGGTGAGGATAAAAAGTATTCGGATACCGACTATACGAATCAGTCAGAATCCCGTTATCGCCGATTGGCAGAGAAAGCAGTAGAAATTAAAGAAAGAACGCAAAAGAACAGTGAAAAGTATAAGAGAACCAATACTCTGATTCGCAATGCAGCAAAGGCAGAAAATAATATGCTGTCGGAAATCCCGAGACGGGAACAAAGGGAAAAACAGGAACAGCAGAGAAGAAAGCAGAGAGAACAGCAGAGTACAAATGGAAGTAATGTTCGCAATAATAATGCGGAAAAGACAAACCAGTTATTTCGGACTTCATCTGGTAATACATACAGAAATCCATCACAAATGAACTATGATGAAATTCAAACTGCGCTTGCAAATGTAAAGGAAAATAAAGACTTGTTTAAGTCCAGAATCGCAGATAGTGGTTTGTTTAAACGGGGATTTTCGGGAGAATGGGAAAAAGTTCAGCCAAAAGATTTTGAGGAAAAGTTAGGGAAAAAAGGTGTATCGTGGGAAGATTACAAGGAATACACCAGTTTGTGGAATAAGTACCAGGATAATGTTGAGTATATGAAAGAACTGGAGAGTAATCAACCACGTGTAGAGCTGGAGCATGAATATGACAAGTTGGGGGATGCCGATAAGCAGTTAGTAAAAAAGGCAGCAGATTATGTGTGGTTAGAGAAAAGAAAATACAGTGCAGATAAAAAATCATTTAGTTCCGACGATACAGGACAAGCTGGAAGTAAGCAGTAATCCGGATTATTTGTCACAAGCATATGAGAAATTTCCTAAGTTGAAGGAATTAAAGGAAAAAGGAATTGATGTAGATTACATTATCGACAGCGAGAACATTAACACAGATAATAAAGAACAGGAGGCATGGGATGAAGGGACAAGAAAAATAGCAGACGAACATCCGGTAGTATCCAGTGCGTTAAGTGTGGGGTCAAACTTGCTTTCACCGTTGGAACTTGCAGAGGATGTAAATCATGCGGTTAAAAACCTGTCATCGGATAAGTCTTATCCCATTAATCATGCCAGCCACCCATACAGTTCTTATACGAACAATGTAAGACAGACAGTATCCGAAGGTATTGATAATGATATTGGTAAGTTTGTCTATAATGCTGGAATGTCCACGGTTGATTCTGCTGCGGATATTCTTGTGACGAAAGGGTTTAAGGGAACCAAGTTAGCAGGTGGGGCAGCCAGTGCGTTGATGGGAGCAAATGCGGCAAATCAATCGTACATGGACACCTATGAGAGAACAGGAAGTGCCGGACAGTCTTTGATTACCGGATTGGGAGCCGGTTTGGCAGAGTGGGCAAGCGAAAAGTTTTCACTGGATAGTTTTGAGGCGTTAAAAACAACAAATCCAAAACAGTTTCGCAATTTTGCAAAGAACCTTGTAAAGCAAGGGGCGGTAGAAGGATCAGAAGAACTTGCTTCGGACTTTGCAAATGCATTTGTCGACCGTGCAGTTAATGGAAGTAAAAGTGAGTATAATGAAAATGTTAAAAATTATATCCAGCAGGGAATGTCAAAGGATGAGGCAAAGAAAAATGCACGGAAAGACTTCTTGATACAAGTAGCAGAGGACACGGCAGCAGGGGCTTTTTCAGGTGGTCTTTTTGGTACCTATGCGAATGTGTACTCGAAAGTACAGTATCAGTCATTAGTGAAAAAGAATGGGACATCAATTGCAGAGGGGAACGAAGGAGCAAATTTACTTACATATGCTGCAGAAAAGGGTATGAATACCTATGAGAAAGTAAAAGATGATACGGAAAAGTATGGTAAAATTTCAGTAGACATCATGGAAGATGTAGAAAACAATTTTACGGAAGCGAGAACCAGTGGAGAACTTGCAAGGGCGTATGAAGATGCCATTCGTGGTGTGCCGGATAGTCTGGGAGTAGAAATCGACCAGATGGCACGTGAGAAAGCACAGGAGTTAGCTAAAAAGAGTAAATATGCAAAATTTGAATCGGAGCGACAGGCATTGTATGACATTATGGATGCCTCTGTTTCGAATGCAATGAAAAGGACAGTATCTCTGAATCAGAAAAGCGAGATGATGCAGAAGGAGTCTGTGTCGAAGCAGGAGGAAGATGCTACTGCTAATATAGATACTACATTCGATCGTGTGAATCTTGACGAGGGAATGGAATGGAATCAGCGACCGGTTGAGGTACAAGAACTACAGCCGGAAAAGACAAAGCAGAATGATGCGCCGTCAGAAAATGTTACGAATGCCAATTTTAGACAGACAGAGAATGCGGCATTTACGGCATCTGACGAACAAGTAAAGGTAAAAGGATTTCGGGAAATTGGGAAAGAGTCCGCTACCGTAGAGACTACGGATGGAGAGGTGGTAGACCTTGCTGATTTGTCCTTTCAGGATGAAGGAACACAGAATCTGTTTAATATTGCATCAAAGATGGATAATGCGGCGGCCGCTACTGCACTCGTAGATTATTACAACGGAAAAGATAATGCCGGCATCTATGCGAACAATTTCCGTATGGCATATCGTATGGGAAGATTGGGAAGTATCAGTTTTGATAAAATGATGCAGGCGTCTAAGTCATTTCGTATAATGAGTGACAAGGGAGCAATGCGTCTTGCGTATGAATTAGGAAAGGCACATGGAGAAAACGCAAAGGCAGCAGAGGCAGAAAACAAAGTCGCGCCGGCGCAAAAAAAAGGAAAAGGTGAATATGAAGGTTACCGCTATGCTTCGGAGGATAAGGATAGCTTTGTTCGCGTGAAAAAAGAATTGGCAAAGAAAACCGGATTGGATGTATTGGATTTGAATACCCTCACAGATAAAGATGCAGATACGGTAAATGGTTTATTGAATATGGATAGAGGACAGATGGCATTTGCGGAAGATGCAGAAAACAAATTTGGTGTAGTAATCCATGAATCATTGGAATTTGCATCGGTAATGTCGGAAAAAGAGTATCAGAAATTAATGGGAGTGATGCTTAATTACCTGGTAGAGAAACATGGAGCAGAGGATATCCATGCCTTAATTGAATCTTATCAAAGAGCCTATGAGCAGGTGGAAGGTGAAAAAAGTTATGAGGATGCTGCAGGAGAGTTAATCAACGATGCTGTCAGTGGTGTGTTTTATGATGAAGCCGGGGCAAAAACCTTCATTGACTGGGTAATGAAAGATGCGAAGCTGGATGTAAATGAAAAGAAGAATGTATTTAAGAAAATCGCAGATTTGGTAAAGCATGTATTTGAAAAGATAAAAAAATATATTGATGATACTCCTATGACAAAAGCGGCCAGACTGGCAGCAGAACTCAACGTAGAACAGAAGGAAAAGATTCAGCAGATGTTCATGGATGCCGTGGATAAAGCGGGGGAGAACTACAAGAAATTGGATAGTAATAATAAGGGTGAAGAAAAAGAGAAAAGAGGGAAGTATTCGGTCAAGGTAATTCCGGATACAATACAAGATGATATTAAAACGAACCTAAAAGATGTTGCAAATATGCCGACGGTGAGTAATGTGAAAGAAACGGAATTTTCAAAGGGGAAAATAAAACTTGTTGACCAAGTTGCAGAATTTTTCGATGATATCGGCAATAATGTTTATAATGAAATGTTAGGGGATGTTGAGTTAAGCCGCAAAGGAGTAAAAGATGATATATCACATGGGATTGGTCGTGCGAAGGCAATTTCCTTTAAAGCAATTCCTGATATTATTAAGAACGGGAAAATAGTGAATTATAGCAGTAACTATAAAGGAAAAGGTCATGCGAGAGTTGTAATTGCGGCACCAATAGAAATTGTTGGAAGTCAGGAAAAAATATGTGGCAAATATATAATGGCTGTTGTATTGCGTAGGGAAAATGCGAAGCAAAGATTTTATATGCATGAAGTAGCAACCATAAAAAGAGATGAATTGTTGTTCAAGACTAGGACCTATAACAAAGTTATAAGCAACCCTAGCAACAATCCATCTCTTGAAGAAATTCTAACCAACATTGTGGGGAATGTCAAGAACAAAGATAGTAAAATGACAAATGAAAAACCAACAAAGGAAAACAAGGACATTCGCTACTCTATTAGTGTTGATCTGGATAAGCAGATAGATGATGTGCTAAATGATACCGTACCAAAAGATTATACGCATGTATATTTGGGAGAAACAACGAAAGCCTTGAAAGAATTAGGCTGGAATGACCTTCCGATGCTTATGACAAACCAACACGTGTATAGTGTGATTAATGGGAAGGAAGATAAGGGTGCAAGATATAAGAAAATAAGAAATTATCATAATTTAGGCAAAGAAAAGTTTATGCATGTATTGGAAGACATTGAAAGCCCATGGATGATAATTAAATCCAATAACAAAGAAAATAATGCAGATTTGGTAATGGTATCTTCTGTTGTTGATAAGAATGGAAATGTTGTCATTGCAGCAGTTAAACCAAATGGGGTAGGAAGAAAGAAAACAGCAACGCTAGATGCTAATATTATGTTAAGCATGTATGGAAAAGAGTCTCTGCATAATTATGTCGAAAAAGCTGGAAGGGAGAACCGTATCATAAAAGTAAATCCTGATAAAGCAGTGGGTCCAACGGTCCAATTCCGAGGGAACATACTTCATCAGGATTATAAGGACAATCTAGCACGATACAAAGAGATTGTCAAGAACATTATATCTGGTGAAGGTGAAAAATATTCCACTCGTGTATCGAAACGTGCAGAAAATAGTAGAGAAGCCAATAGTGGAGAAAACAAGGACATTCGCTACTCTATTAGTGTTGATCTAGATAAGCAGATAGATGATGTGCTAAATGATACCGTACCAAAAGATTACACGCATGTTTATCTGGGAGAAACAACAAAAGCGTTGAAGGAACTAGGCTGGAATGATCTTCCAATGCTTATGACGAACCAACATGTGTATTCGACAATAAAAACGCAAGAAGAGGCAAAAAAAGAAAATCGTTTTAAACCAAAAACAAATTATCATGGTTTGGGAAAAGGATTATTTACAAAACTACAGAAGCAATTAGAAACACCAGCAATGATTATAAAATCAAATACAAATGAAAATAATGCGGATGTAATTTTGGTAACAAATGTAAAGGACAATCAGGGAAATGTTGTTATTGCAGCAATTAAACCCAATGGTAGTGGACGTGTTAAAGGTGAACATACGATTGCTAATGTTATGCTCAGTTTGTATGGGAAGAAATCAATACAGAATTATGTTGAAAGTGCTCGTAAAGAAAACCGGATAATAAAAGTAAATCCTGATGAAGCAGTGTGGCCCATGGGCCAATCCCATGGGGGCTTACTTCATCAGGATTATAGTAACAATCTAGCACGATACAAAGAGATTGTCAAGAACATTATATCCGGTGAAGGCGAAAAATATTCCCTTCATGTATCAGAGCGTGCAGAAAAACTGCGTCATTCATTGGCAGAAACTATGACAACAGAGGAAAGTCTGGTAGAAGAAAATGAGCAATTAAAGAAAGTTGTGGAGATGCTTCAGAGTGAATTTAAGCCGGGAAAGAAAACCATTCCGGAACCGGCACGTGTAGAGGCAGTATGTAAAAAAATATTGAAAAAATATCATTCGTCCTTTGATGCAGAAACATTTCGGGATAACCTGACAAAACTGTATGCTTATATGAATGAAGAGGGTGCGGATTATAAAGAGGCATTAAAGATTACTTCTGAGATTGCACGAGGTGTCCTTGAAAAAAGCACAGCAAAAGATATGACATTGTATAACGAGTACAAAGATTTACGAGAGTATTTCCGTAAAACAAAACTTGCGTTGTCGGAAGCCCAGAAAAGTGAAGTAAATTACATGTATGGAAGTATGGGAGAGTTTCGCAAGAGTAATTTCGGACGGCTTAGAATTGTTTCGGAGGGGACGACTCTTGATCAGGTCTGGGGAGAGTTAAGCGAGAAGTATCCGGAGTTATTTAAGGCGGATACCAATGACGGTGATATGATAGCAGAGGTAATGACGGTATTGGACGGATTGCGACCAACTTATCGAAATGCTTATGGGGAAGATATTGAGCAGGCATCTTATGACCTTGCCTTAAATATTTACAAGGAAATGAGTATGATACCACAGAGACAAACGTTTAAGGATAAGGCGGATGCCGCCGTAGAGCGTGAGTGGAAGGAAGCAAACCGAGTGTATCTTGCCATGCTCCAGGATTATCGCAAGGAATGTGAAAAGCAATTCCTTGAAGGATTAAAGGTGAGTATGAATGACCAGATAAAAAACAAGAATCAGAGAATCCGAGAGGCGTATGCTAAGATACATGATTATGCAAATGTGATTGAGACGACACAAAACGGAGAACTGATTCGTAAGTATCAGCATGAGATTGAAAAGCAAAAAAGGTACATCGAGAGATTAAAAAAAGGACAGGATAAAAAGATTGCGGAAATGAAGATTGAGAATCGTCAGTACCGTAAGAATTTATCTGAGCAGAAAAAACAGACAGAAGCAAAGAATAAGATTCGTCGTTTGCATAAGCAGATGAGACAAATGCTGATGAAACCAAAAGAGGGGATGTATGTGCCACAAGATTTGGTTCGGTCTGTAATTGATGTGTGCGAGGCTGTCAATTTGGGTGCGAAAGAAGGAACTCAATTATATAATGCGTTAGATGATGCAAGGCAGTATTTTGAGAAAATGAAAAATGATCCGGATTACAATTTTGCATCGGAATATGATGAGGATATTGACTATGAATTACAGCGTATTGCAAATAGGTTTAAGAATAATGGAAACAGCATTTATGATTTATCATCTGCGGATTTGGATGAAGTATATGATGCGATGAAAATGGTGTATAAAACGATTCGAAGGGCAACTGAGCTGATTCGCAAAGAAGGGGAAACAAATGCCAGAAAGGCAGCAGAACGAGTCATTCATGAGGTGCGTTCGGCAAAAGGAGTAAGTTCCTTTATGAGTACACATAAAGTTTTGAGAAAATTTCCGGAGTTTACTTTGAAATCTTTAAACTCTTATCGAGCATTCCGTCGGATTACCGGATATGCGGATGGAGAGTTTATGCAGGAATGGCGTGAGTTAAATGAAGGACAGCGAAAAATGCTGAAAATCCAGCAAGATGGTGAAGCTATTCTTGCGGATGTGATGGAGGACGAAAATGTCGTAAAATTGATGAAAACTTTTGATAAGAAGCAGGGGATGGTTGACACCGGTCTTGTTTATGAGGATGGCAAGAAGGTACAAGTGACGAAAGGAATGCGTATGGCTCTTGTCATGCATGGTATGAATAAGGACAATTTGCGACATATGGTTTATGGTGGTGTCACTATGCCAAATATGGACTTATATTTGAAGGGGGATAAAAAAGGGGCTTATAATACAACTAAAAAGGCTGTAGGAGTAACTTCGGCAAAAATTCAGGCGATGGAGGATGCCATGTCCACGGAAGAGAAAAAGGTTCTTCGTGCTTTTAAAAAGTTGTTCCACGAGTACACCGGTAGTGTGATTAATGAGACCTCAATGGAATTGTACGGATTTAAAAAAGCAAATGAGAAAAATTATTATCCGATTTCTGTTGATGAAAATTATATAGCAACGGATATTACCGGTTTGAAAATGGATAAAACTTTGGAAGGTGCCGGCTTTTTGAAGGAGCGTGTACAATCGACAAAACCATTGGTATTGGAAAGTATCATTGATACAGCACAGAGGTCATTGAAGATTACCTCAGAGTTTGGTGGTCTTGCCATTCCAATCAGGAATTTTAACAAGGTATATAATGGGTCTACGTGGAAGGTAACAGATGTAGACAGTGAAGATGTATCCGCTAAATCGGTATTAGTACAAGACGATACGGTTCATAAGGCAATGCAGGATGTGTGGGGCAGGATGGCGTCTAATTATATTGATAACCTGATTTCGGATTTGCAAAATGCGAGAACCGGGGAATCAACGGTCTTTGATATGCTCCGTGGAAATTTTGCGGGGTCTGTTCTGACCGGGAACTGGTCGGTTATTATGAAACAGGCGGCATCTTATCCGACAGCAGTTGCCACCCTTGGCTGGGAGCCGGTGATGAAAGCTCTTGCAAAGGGAGGTAAACACGGACTTCCGATTAGTAGTGCCGACCGAGAACTGATTGCAAAATATACGCCACTTTTATGGTATCGAAATAAAGGAAATTCCACACAGGAAATGGCTGATATTGATAATTTGAATAGTCTTACCAATCGTATGCCGGTGGTAAAAGAAGTAAAGAACATGATACAAAAGGTTGATGTTGCTACGGTTGGAAGAATTTGGTATGCGTCACAATATTATGTGGACGCAAATTATAAGTCCTTGAAAAAGGGAACCGATGCGTATTATCGACAAGTGGCAGAAGTGTTTAATCGATGCGTAGAAGATACACAGCCAAATTATACAGTTATGCAGCGACCGGATTATTTGCGTGATCCAAGTAAAATTAAAAAAGTCATGTTTATGTTTATGACACAGCGTATGCAAAATGGCGGTATTTTATATGATGCAGCATGCAATCTGCATGCGAAAAACCAAAATGGAACCAAGGAGCAGAAGAAACAGGCAAGAAAGGAATTCGCTTGGGCAGTATCCAGTCAGCTGGTATCGGCAGCAGTGCTTTCTACGATGACATTTTTGGCAAGAGGTCTTTTGCATAAGGTAAATCCTTATCGTGATGATGAAAATGAACTAACAACGGAGAGTGTTATGTCTGAGTGGATGAATGGGGTGTTGGGTTCGTTGTCCGGTAGTTTTATAGGCGGTAATGAATTGTATAACCTTGTCTATTCGGCAATTACAAAGGAAAAGTATTATGGAATTGAAGTATCCCTGTTTAGTGAGATATCTTCTTTATGTGAATCAATCGTGAAAATGGGGAATGGAGTAATTGATGCATTCAGCGATTCAGACGAGGAGGCTGAGAATGGAAAGGATGCGATAAAGAATGCATTTTTTGATGCGGCTGGAGTAGTGGCGAAAATGTGCGGTATTCCGGTTGACAACGTAAAAAATGTAGCGGTTGGTATTTGGAAGAATGTTGAGGATGTGACATCCGGGGAAGGCTTGTTTTCGTTTTCGACGGACAAAGAGGAGCCGAAAGCGAATGTGTATGGAAAGAAAATTTATGATGCACTTATGGATGATGACAAAAAGACGGCTGCTCAATACCGTGAGAAGATGAAACAAAATGGGAAGAAAGGTGAAGGTGATGTGGAAACAGCGGTAAAGGACCAGCTGGCAAGTCGAAATGATTTAGTAAAGCAAGCGGCACAGTATCGTCTTGCAAAAAATCATAATGGTTATATGGAATGTTATAACAAACTTATAAAAATGGGATTTAATCATTATGAGATTGTAGCGGCTACCAACAGTGCATTAAATAAGATGCAGGACAAAACGGAATCCGGTGCAAAGGATGCACATGATTATCTTTCTTTTTACAAGAGCGATGATTTGGTTGCTGCCATTGAGGAGGGAAAAGGTTACGAAGAAATATTACAACAGATGTACGAGGAAGCAATGACGAAAATTGAAAAGGACGATGAAAAGCATGAACTTAGTGCCAGTAAGAAAGAGAAGAAAGCATTTGCGTCCATTCGATCGAAATTATCTTCTGAGTATAAAGACAGGTTTCGAAGTGCTAAAAATACGCATGAGAAACAGCTTATTATGCAGAAACTGTATAAGCTCAAAATAAAGGGTAAATGCATCTATACAAGCGATACGTTTAAAAAATGGAATGAGGAATAG